CAAATCCGACTTTATTTTTTGTAAGCGCTCCGAAAAAATCTTGAACAGCCCCCCAGTTTTCCGCAAATTCATTTCCATCCATATTAGGAAATTTCTTTTTTAAGTTTATTGCATAATCATTGTATATTTTTACCTTATCATAATTAGGAAACCTAATTGTTTGTTTTGGGGGTGTTAAAATATTATAGGGTTTTAATTTTTCTAGTTGCATTGCTCTGTTATCTAAAAGACCTAGTTTTTTTTGCAATTTCTCAAATAAATTTTTAACGTCATTATCTAAAAGAGGACGCCCGAACCCTTGAGCAACCCATTTTTGCTGCTTGTGTACTATATGACCAATTTCATGATTTAAAACCCTGTTTATACTTTGGGAGCCTTTTTTATGACGTATCGCATTTATATTTATATTATTTCCCAAAGCTGAGGAGCCTTTTTTACTAAATTTAATTGAAATTGGTTTTTTTAATAGCTTTGTTATTTCCATTTTCTCGTCAATTAAATATCCTTGCTTTCGAAATGCATCTAACTCGTCAGGATAAAACTGAGGTCTTTCAGTTATTTGAGAAACTTGAGGCGTTGAAACCCTTATTGGATTTGGAACTCTTGACGGTTTTCTTGGTATGGGTATTCTTGGGGCAAATGGCGGCGTAATACCAATATTACTTATTTCGCTAATTGCTTGAGCTTCTGGTTTTGGAAACGGCGCAACCGTGCATCTACAATTCACAACGTTTGCAGCACTTCCCGCAGGGTCTCCCGCATGATTTAACATTTGACCGCCTACATTGAATTTTTTATTAAAGTCAACTATTTGACCATTTGCAATAGCATGAGCGGACCTAGTTCTTTCGTCTATTCCTGAAATCCATTTTTTTTGAAGTTGCTCCTTTCCAAATATATCGGTTGCAGATTGCAAAGTCCCAGAGTTTGCGGCGTTAGTTGCTTCGGTTCTTATTATTCTTTGTGCTTGATATTTTGATATTTGTTTGAATTTACTTCTTAAAATACGTTGTCCCTCCCTTTCATTTAAAGCCATAAACTCAGGGTCTGCCATGTATTTTTTTAAGATTTTATTTAATGTTTCTCTTGCGGTGCCTTGAACAGAAACAATTCTCTCGCCTGCCACTTGATTAGCAATATTTGCAAAGCGACGCTCCCAGTTATCTCGATAAATAGAGGTGTCGACTTTTATTAATAAAGTTTCATGATTTTTAGCATACCATTCGGCAAATCTCATGCCGATATTTACATATGTAGAGAGATAAATATTATTTAAATCCTTTAAAGAAAATAAACTATCAAAGCCGTTGACTTGGTTTTGGCTTAAAAATAAATCAATCGCTTTTTTATATTGACTAAAATAATAATTAAAAGTATTGTTAATTTCTTTACGCTCTCCAGTTTCTAACTGATTAGTAAACTCATTTAACCATTTATCTTTGACCTGTTTTAAAATCATTAGTCATTTTCTGATATTTTTTTGGACCATACAAACATTGAGGCGCCTCCGTATAAATTATATGCAACGTATTTCTTGTCTAGATATGGCGTTTCTCTTAATTTATCTTTAATTATAGCGTTATCCTTATGCTTATTTAAATACGAATAGATTAACACAACCTCTTTTTTATTAATATTTTCTCTTTTAGATAACTTTTCAACGATTTGCCACTCCTTTTTTGACCCTCCTATTATATCAGAGCCATGTATATTTTTCCATTCCATCATTCTTTTTGCGTTATTTGTGGCGCCTTGTGGATAGTTATTATAAAAAAGAACTTCAGGAGCCGCATGAGGTTTATCTTTTTTAACATCTAGAACCTCTTCGCTTTTAGATATAAGTTTATTTATATCAATATTTAATTGTTGAACGGGTTGCTCTGGAATGTCATTTAATCCAATAGGTAATAAATTTGAAGGAATATAATAATCGTCTAATTGAGTATTATCTTCGTCAATACCGTACGACATTGCTGCCCTTTTTTCGTTAGGAGTTAACCACCACGCTTGAGTCATCTGTCCGACCACCTTATCCATCTCCTCCTGTAATTCAGGGACAACAGTAAAATCAAAATCAATATAAAGATTGTTACCGTATTGAGGTGTTAGCCATCTATTTAGTTCCTCCCTTACTTTTACTAATTGAGGGATTACGCAATTTTGATATAATGCTTTTTTAGCTTCTTTTTGATTATTATATGTACTTGCGTCGGTGTTATTTAATAATTGAACAGGAACATTATAAATATTACAAAGGTCTTTAATAGATGCGTTATATTGCTCAATTAGTGAAAGGTCCGCAGCGGTTAATCCAAAATTTACCCAAGACAGTTTTTTTGGTGTAATAATTACATCACCCGCATTTTTAGAGCCTTGATATTGTTGTTTAAATTTATCCTTTAACTGTCTAGCTTGCACCTCATTTAAATCTCCCTCGTCTGACATTAACACCCCTCTTGCTGTTTGATTTTGTAAGTACTTTAGTCCAGTTGTTAGCGCCTCATTATTGGAGTCCAGAGTTCTTAATCCTGCTTTTAGTGGTGACATACCATATAAATGAGACCCAGAACCGTCATAATAAGGATTAAAGTCTTTAATATGTAAAATTTGCTCGGCTGGAATCTTAAAACTACCGTTATATTCTAAAGAATACTCCTTTACTGGGTCCATTATACCGCCAGATTGTATTTGCATAACCTGAGACGGTAAGACGTAAAGCTCTTTATATTTATTTTGATTGGCTCCAGTATCTGGACCAATACCATAGATATAGCGGTTTCCCGTTAGTAAACCAAAAGCAAGTATTTCACTTATAAAGGTGTTAAATGATTGAGCGGGGTTTGGTCTATCTAAAAGCTCATGTAATTCGGTATGTTCAAGCTCAATTAATGATTTATTTTTTAATATTTTAGCATTATGCAGACTAGTTGTATTGAATTGACCTGTCGTCATTGCTTTATACCTTTTTAAATCGTTGTGGTTTTGGACCTCATAGACTTGGAAGGGAATTGTTGTTGCGGCTTTAGAGATTAAATTAACAATTGAGTATATTGTTGAATTAAAACGATAGCCTTTATTAATATAACTATCGTCATTTTCTTGAGAACTAACAAAGGAATTACCTAAAAAGTTATAAATCGCTTTATTATAATCAATATTCGTGCTTTGATTGTTTTTTTTAACAAGATTTCTGAAGCGTTCTAAAAGTGATGCCATTTAATTAAAAAGATTTATTACACAAAAGTAACAATTATATTACAAAGAAGTCCGTTCGCTTAGAATATACACTATATACGACATACCTTAGTGCATCTTGCAAATGATTCATACGGTCCATTGGTTTATTTATAATAGTGCCGTCCTTTAATTCATGCCAGTAATACGTATGATATTCTTTTAAAAAGTTCTTTGATTCATTAGACAAATAAATATCAAACTCTTTTATTAAACTTATTCCTGCATTAATTGAGCCTTGTCCTTTTATTGCCCCTTTAGCATATATATTTAATCGTTTAAGCTCTTCAATGCTCTTTGGTTCAGCTGAATCGCAGTAAGTTATCGTATCACTATAACCGTTTTCTTTTAAAAAATTAGCTGTATCTTGATTAGTCATGCCTTTTTTATAACATACTTCATGAATAAATAGCTTTCCGTTCACTTTTCTAACCTCACAAATTGCCAGAGGGTCATTTGAAAATCCAAAATCAAGACCCAGATAAACATAATCAACTTCTGGAAAGTCTTTATAGTCGATAAAATTCCAATTATTATATATTTGCCTCCTAGATAATACCGCCCGCTTACCTTCGCCGTATACTCTCCAATAATCAATGTCCCGCTCCCTCATTCGTTCAATCTCCTTAACCAGCTCATCACTTAAATATTGATTATCTTTATAGGTTGTAATCCATAAGTCGCAGTCGTCTCTTGGAATTATCTCGTCATATATCCAATGAATTGGGTCACTTGGATTAAATGTCATGATTAAAAAGTCCGTCGTTCTCATGTTTATCTGACGAAAATCTTCGAGCAATAACTCATTAGTCTCCTCCAATAATGCAATATTTCTTTTCCTACCGCGTATTTTTTGAGGCTCATCGATTGATAAAAACTCAACCAAATGCTCCACGTTATTCTCGCCGTCAATATATTTAAAAGTGTTTTCAGCCTTATTATGTACGCCGTCCCAATATATACCAGTCTCTTGAAGTATATGTATAAAATCTCTTTGAACTGACCCTTTAAGAGCAGGAAGTGTTTTTCTTATTATTGATATGACTAAAGGCTTAGGCGATTCAGTAAGTAAAAAAGCTATGTATTGACAACAAGCCCAAGTCTTGCCGCTTCTAGTGCCTCCTTGATGGACACGAAAACGAGCATTTGAATAATGCAAGTCATAAAACTGTCTATTTAAATACTGGTTTACTTCTTGAACTCCGCTGGCTTCCATTCTATTAGGGTTGATTTTACTCCTCCTTTGTGTTTAATCTCTTGTCTTGAGCCGTTTAATCGATGCGCCTCATGCTCTTCACTTATCATTTTCATTGCAGCAATTTGAAGAGAGGGAACTTCTGAATCTATCCACTTAGATAGCATTTTTGTTTTGCGAGAAATCCTTGTTAATTCAATTTCTTTTTTTATAGTGGGCGATTCGTGCAGCTTTAATTCATAAAAAGTTCTTTTACAACAAGGTAAATAAGCAACTAAATGCTCAATAAACATCAGCTTATGTGTTTTAATAGCCCTTAGCGCCTTTTTCTCTAGTTCTTTGCTGTCGTATGCCATAATTAATTTAAGTGTCTTTATACCAAATAAAAGAAATACCGAACAAAGTAAAAAATAATTGAATCATGTGAGTTGTTTCAATTGAATTATCATAATCGTCGTCCATATTTGAATCCCAGTAATTTAAACCAATAGCAAAACCATAAACAGGAAAAAATCGGACTTCAAACATTTAAATCTTTTTGTAAAGGTATAAAATAAAATTATGCAATTTGTTTTAATATTAAAAAGGAATTTGGTCTTTTATTACTTCAAACCTTTGTTTTTCTTTGTTAAGCCATTTATAGCAACCCCCATTTTTGAAGTCTGGAGCAATCATAAAATCGCCCTGTTTACCGTTTTCCTTTCGTTTAACTTTTTGAACGTATAAACTAACAGTATCGGAACCAAACGAACAGGGTTGTCCAATATTTCTATAAACAGTTAAACAATTATATGCTTTATTGAAAAAATCTGAAGAGCCTGAAATATCGTATGGAGTTGGTATTTTGTATTTTCCGTTATCTACTTCCATTTTTCGAGGGTGAGCTACTAAAAATAAATGTGTATTTGTTTGTTGACAAAATTGAGTTATTTCCGAGAGGATTCTTCCAATATAAGAATGGTCACGTTGTGCCGAATGGTCTAACATATTATAGGGGTCAATAACAACAATATTAATTCCTTTTTGAAATACCAAATCTTTAAATTGTTTTAATATGTTTTTTAATGTTAAATTTTCTAAGTCTATTTTAATAAAATAAAAATGGTCCTCAATAAAAGATTTTGAATTATTTAAAGTGTTCGTATCGCAATTCTTTTCATTTAATTTATTTGCAATCCTTTTAATATGTCCCTCATAGGGAAAAGATTCAGGGGCAAACATTCCCACTCTAAAACCATGCTTTAGCGCTAAGTTGCAGCAAATTTGGTCAACGACATCCGATTTTCCAGCGTTTGGAATACCAGTAATAACAGACCACTCGCCGAGTTGAACGTTAAAAAACTCGTCGGAATCCCCTAATGATATATTATAATTCTTTATACCGAACTCATTATAATTTAAAACATTTTGCCAGATATCATGAATATTTAAAATTCCTTCTAAGGGAAAGTCTTTCGCCTCTTTTAATATATTTCTTAACGTCTCGGGTCCTTTGGTAATTAAAACCTCGTTAGCATCCTTATAATCACCAAATTCAACGTATTTACATTTATAATGTCCGAACCTTCTTGCGAGTTCGTTTCTAAGCATTAAACCCGCCTCATCATTATCTGTACAAAGAATTATTTTCTTTTTATTTTCAAAGTAAGAAAAACAATTATCTAAATAATCGAGCCTTTGATTTCCTTTCGAGGCACCGTTTGGAACTGAGCAGACAGAATAGACGCCCGACTCATGTAAACTCAGAGCATCCATTTCGCCCTCAACAATATAGATAGTATCCATTTCTTTAATATTATCAATACCATAAAATATAAGCTCGGCATTTTTAATCATTTTAAAGTTCTTTTCTCCGTCTCTATATTTTATATTAATTAGTTTATTTTCTTTATAATATTTAAAATTAATTGCTTTTCTTTTTTTATCAACTTGGGGAAAATATTCAACCGTCTCTCCGACTTTCCAATGAATTAAAGTTGCTTCAGATATTCCCCTTTTATTAAACCATGAAATCGTCCTATCTGATAAATCCGCTTTTTGTTCTACTGGTAAAAAATAAGTTTTTTTTTGTTTAAGTTTTACGTTTCCAGACCATCCGCAATTATGACAATTATAAAGCCCTTTATCTATATTAACACTCAAGGGGTTGTCGTGTTTGTTT